GCTTTAACACGAAGATTAATTATAACAGAGTTTGACTAATAAAAAAATATAAATGTATGTCAGAAGAGCCGTTACTAATTATCGTCGCCGTCGTATCACACCTCGTAGGGTTGTTCGTCGCCCACGGGTACCATATCGTCGTAGGGTCCAAGTGCGTGCACCGATCAGAAGACGACGAACAGTGAGTCGTAGATAGTTTACTTAATAAAAATAATGAAACGAAAATCTTCTGATTCCACTAATTATAAGTATGATATGTATGATACTCGTGGATCTAAAAGATTCAAATCTAAACCAGCAACTCGTAAAAGAACATGGAAAGAGTTTGGTAAACAAGCTGTTGCTGGTGCTGCTGGTGCAACTTTAGGTTTTATTCATGCCAATACTGGTGGTGCCATGGTTGGTGGGAAGAAAGCATGGGATTATGTAGCCCCAGATTTGGAATCTAAAGACGAAGATATGATGGCTCCATTGTTGGAAGCTGCAGGAATCTTTCCCAAAAAAACAATGGGAGGTGCTGTGACTTATGGAAACAGAAAGTTTTCTAAACCTAGAAAAAATTTTTATAATCCTTTGACTAAATATCAAGCTCAAGGAGTTGTATTTACTAAGGAAGTTTATGGTAAAGTTACTTCTCCAGATTGTGTATATATATGCCATAGTACTTATGATCAAGAGCAGTTGGCGAGAACAATTGCTTTGGCTATTCTTAGAAAATTATTTAAGAAAGGTGGTTATGATTGTACATCAACAAAGGAAGCTTTGCCATTGACAGATTTTATGGCTTTTAGCGAAGGCATTAGATTTCAGATTACTACTGAAAATATTGATACAGGTGCATTGGTTAATTATAGTTATGAAACTGTTGCAACTGATACTTTGGATTCAATTGTTGGTACAAATTTTCTTGCACAGTCATTTAGTTTTTTTGATTTTATTAATTTAATAATGTCACAAAACGATAATGCAGTTTATACTATTCTCAATTCTGTTCGTTTGTTTACTCAAGATAAACATGGTCCTGTCACAACAGTTTCAGATTGGCGGTTAAAGGCCAATTTGAACATGAAGAATGAAATTATGAAAATTTATAGTCATAGTCGTTTAGTTGTTCAAAATGCAACTAAAGGTGCTGCAAGTGGATCTGCTGATGATACAGCAGTAGATGCACAACCTTTAACAGGATTCTTTTATCAATTTGCTGGTGGTGCTCCTGCATCTAAACAACGTGATAACACTGGTTTGAGTCGTTTAAGATCATTTGGTCTTCAATTGCATAGAGCACAAGATTTAAGTCCACCTGAAGATTTTAAAGAGCCACCACTTCCTGCTACATTTAATAATTGTTATAAAGCTTCAAATATTGGTTTGGAGCCTGGAACTATGAAAAGAGCAGATTTAACTTCTACTTGGAGTGGTTATTTTAACAATATATTGTTCCGTAGTTTAACTCAAAAACGAGGTGCATCTTTACAATTTAACACTCCTGGTAAATGTCAATTGATTGCTTTAGAAGAAGCATTAAATAGTGGTTCTACAAACCTTATTACTACTTCATATCAATCTGAAAAAAAGATGGGTGTTATGTTTATTACTGGTCCTAAACCAATAATGATAGCCAAACATGAAGAAGTTCAGTATAACTTAGACTTTGATTAATAAACAACAATCAGATTGTATAGAAAAGCGGGTACCAGCTTGCTGTGTGCCCAAGATTCAGCTACCCCCCCAGAGTGGCTCCGAAGCTTGCGTAGGTCGCCTCAATCGGCGGGGGGGTATCTCAATGTTCCTACACGTGTTGAGAATCGAACCGCTCAGTATTACTTACTAAGAGCGGTTCTCAATTCTCACCCCCCAATATCAAGCCACATTTGCGGAGTTAATACTGTGACAAAACGCACTAAAACTGTGACAAAAGAGACTAATGCGTGACTGGCGGAGTTCAATGTAAAACACATAAATAGACGAAAGAAATAACAGACCTCATGGCACGCAGACAAGGAATCTTTTGGCTATTAACAATCCCGCAACATGAATTTACTCCATACACCCCCCCGAACGTCCAATATATTGTCGGGCAACTTGAAAAAGGAAACCAAAATGGATTCTTGCATTGGCAAGTTATGGTCGCTTTCAAATCCAAACAGTCTTTATCCGGAGTTAGAAACACCTTTGGGCCCTGTCATGCTGAATTATCACGATCATCAGCTGCCACCTCCTATTGCCAGAAAGAAGAATCTTCGATTGTGGGAACCCAATTCGAAATGGGAGCAAAACCTTTTGCGAGAAACCAGAAAGTCGAATGGGAGTCTGTTTGGGCCGCCGCCAAGTCCGGAAATCTTGATGGAATCCCGGCGAACGTTCGAGTGGTTAGTTACAGGACAATTCGAGCAATTAGCTCAGATTATTCAAAACCTACAGGAATGGAACGACGATGTATGGTGTTCTGGGGAAAGACAGGAACTGGTAAAAGCCGACGTGCATGGGATGAAGCTGGGTTGGATGCTTACTGTAAGGATCCCAGAACAAAATTTTGGGACGGTTACAATGATGAGGAAAATGTTGTCATCGATGAATTTCGAGGAGGTATTGACATTTCCCATTTATTGCGATGGCTTGACCGATATCCGGTCAGAGTGGAGATTAAAGGAAGCTCAAAGCCCTTAAAAGCTACTACTATATGGATTACTTCAAACATTTCACCTGTAATGTGGTATCCAATGCTTGATGAAGAAACATTAGCTGCTTTAACACGAAGATTAATTATAACAGAGTTTGACTAATAAAAAAATATAAATGTATGTCAGAAGAGCCGTTACTAATTATCGTCGCCGTCGTATCACACCTCGTAGGGTTGTTCGTCGC